CTGACTCCCTAAGACTCAGCTTTTTCAAATTAAGAAATTCAAACTCCAACCCTTTCGGTTACCCTATTGCAAGCTCACTGCCCCGCACAGATCCAATACAACATGCAGAACATTCACATCCTCGGACAACACCCCTCCCTCGGAATCCCGATTCACGGAAGAGACCCCTCACTCCCCGACTCAGTCACTGAACGCTACAATCGTATCGTCGACTTCGCTCTGGATAAATATCTCACTCCAACTGAATCTAGTCACGTCAAAAATGACTTCTTCCGCTCCCCCTGGTCTGAAGACGCACTCAAAGTCGATATTGAGAAGCTCAACTCCACAGAACACATCGTCCCTAAAGACGAACACTACTGGAAAGCTATCAATCACACTTTCACGCTCATCAAACCTGATGTCCCTTTGAAACCCGTTCACTTCGCTGACCTCAAAGAATATCGCTGGCGCCTCTCAACTAACGTTGGTGCTCCTCTGAACTCATCTGATGCCTGGAAAGACTATGTCAAATCCAAATACAATCATCAGCACTATGGAACTCCCTTCCACAACTCAGAACAACGCGACCTCTTCACTGAAGCTCACAAGAACACTGAACCACTCAAGATCTTCGACATTCGTATGACGAAGCACAACCTCTACAACGAAATGTTCACACATGCACGCAAAAATATCCACTACGCAAAACTCGGACACACAACCACTCAACGTGGCACTGATTTCCGATACTGGAACACAGCTTTCGCTCGACAACACATCGTCGAACGCAAACCTGGTATCCACGCTATGCCCAAAGTTCGCTTAGTTTTCGGCGCTCCGTTCACACTCCTCGCTGCTGAAAATATGTTCATTTGGCCTCTCCAAACTCACCTTCTCCTTATGCAAGACACCTCTCCTATGCTCTGGGGCTATGAAACAATCCTTGGCGGATGGTATCGTCTGCGAAATTACTTCGCTCGCTCCTTCCCTCACTATGGAACTGTCGTAACACTCGACTGGTCCGGATTCGATCGTGACGCACGTCACACCGTCATCCGCGACATTCATTCCCACATCATGCGTCCTTGCTTCGACTTCTCACAGGGTTATCACCCTACCGTTCGCTACCCCGACTCCTCGGCTCACCGACCGTCACATGAAGACGACCTTCCTATCGATGAAAAACTCGAAAATCTATGGAACTGGATGACAGATGCAGTCCTTACCGTCCCACTCCGAATGCCTGATGGCACACTCATCAGATTCACTCACTCCGGTATTTATTCAGGATATATGCAAACTCAAATTTTAGACTCACTCTACAACATGGTTATGATCTTTACAATCCTATCTCGTATGGGATTCGATATCACTCGGATCAAACTCAAAGTACAAGGCGATGACTCAATCATCCTTCTACTTCACATGTTCGTATGCCTTGTCGCCTCATTCTTAGCTCTGTTTACCCACTACGCTACTATCTATTTCGGCTCCAAAGTCAGCAAAGAGAAATCTAATATTCAAGAATCGCTCGACCACGCTGAAGTTCTTAAATACAAGAACAAAAACGGTATCCCCTACCGCGATGAGCTCCAACTACTAGCTCAACTCAGACACCCCGAACGATCCACAACTCAAGAAGCACTCGCTGCCCGATGCATTGGCATTGCCTATGCCGCCTGCGGTCAACTTCCACGAGTATATCAAATCTGCGAAGACATCTTCACCTTCCTGACAACTGTCAAGAAGATCGAACCCCGTCAAGCTGAACTTGATTTCTACTTTCGCTACCTCGAAATGAGCTCAGGACAAATCTTCAAGCCTACTGCTGCAAGATTCCCGACTTATTACGAGACTATGGCACACCTAATGGATGGTCACAGCCCACTCGCTAACAATCAGTGGCCTACAGACTATTTCATTGGCCTCCCCGGTCGTCGTTGAAACGACGAGTTTTATTCACTGTAAAACTTTCTACTACCAAAAAAAAAAAAGAAAAACAA